TTATATAGTATATAATATATATAATATATAAATATACTTAACTATAATATATATCTTTTATATTTATATATATTTAAAGTATACACTAGTATTTTTTGTTTGTCAAGTTAAATACCCCCTGGTGTAAAAATCAATAATTATGTTATAATTTTACTATGTGCGGAACATCGTCAATTAACCAGGTTGGAGCAAATCCAGTAAATATTAAATGGAAAGTTGTTCGTGGTGATACCGCTACCCTTAGAGTAGACTTCCTAGAAGATGACGAAACTACAACTATTGATATTGATGATTGGACTTTTGCTGCTACTTCATATGATGCATCTGGAGATGTCCTTGACGAATTAGCAGTTGCAAAATATGACGGATATGTAATTATTACAGCAGCAGCCGAACTTACAAAATTTTGGGGACTTGGGTATAAGACCGTAGTTGCAGACTTACCTTTTGACTTAGAAATAACAACAGATGATGGTATTGTTTGGACTCCAATTCTTGGAACAATCACAGTCTATAGCGATATAACTCCAGGTGCGCTATGATAATTAAGATTACCGCCCCAGCCGTCACACCAGCAAAAGTTATAAAGGTAAACGAAAAGATCTTTATAATTAAAACTGGTGAATAATGAGCATATCACAAAGAGTTGATATTCCAGGAAAAGCAAATCATAACAAATCTTATGCTGAAGCGGTAGAATCTTTACAGTTATCAGAAAATCCAATTCCACAATATATACCAGTTGCGGGTCCACAAGGCCCACAGGGACCACAAGGAGCAAGAGGTGCGGAGGGACCCAAAGGTGATAAAGGAGAAAAGGGAGAGAGAGGCTTAAAGGGCGATAAAGGCGATCCTGGAGAAAATGGTAAAGATGGCAAAGATGCAGTTCCACCGTCTGGACAACTACCTGGTTGGGCATCATACATAAATAAAGATAAAGTTTATAAAGTTATTGGTTTATCTAGAGGAAATGATGGATGGTCTCAAGTAATAATAGATAAATCAAATATTTTAATAAATAAAGATTTTTTGCCAAAAACATCTGTTGATTTATGGAACGCAGAAAACCAAAGATTAAATTTTAAAAGATTAAAGGTTGGTGCAAGGGTGGCAGTAACCTATGATTTTAGCGTTATAACATATAATAATAATACAGAGATTTGGATAAGAACAGTGTTTCCACAATCCAATATTTCTTATACCCAGTTTGTTGCAAATTTAAAATATCAATACTCTTATGACTTTTCCGTAACACAGCACATGTATTTAAATACTGAAAAAATGACAATAGAATCACCTCTTGTAGAAGTAAGGTCAGACTTTGATTCTGAGTTTTTAATTAAATCTATTACAGTGCATGTCTCTTAGTGGTATAATAAAGTCATGGCATTTCCAGGTACATATAACTTTAATTATTATCGTGGTGACACATTTAGATTTGTTATCTCTCCTAAAGACTCTAGCGGAAACGCCCTAGATCTTTCTCCATATAAAGCAACTGGAAGAGATGCAATTTTTACAATTGCTAATGCAAGAGGAAGTGCTGCTACAGAAATTTATGCATCAGATACCCTGTTCAATGGAAACTATCCACTAAATGCAACAATAGATACATCTAGCGATACAATTACTTGCACCATTACCCCTGGTGGTGGAAGAGAGTTAGAAGGTGGAAGCACATATTACTACGATGTTGAAATTTATAATGGTGCTGATCTTAGATATACACTTTTAACAGGAACAATTACTGTTGAAGATGATGTTACTGGAGCAATCTAATGCCAGAAGTTGTAGTTGTTGATCCAGAACTATCTGTATATGGTCCAGTAGAACAGGTTACAGTTTCTGTAGATATTGGACAAACTGGAACAAGAGGAAGCAAACAGTTTGTTGGAACAGGAAGTCCAGGACCATCAACAATTGTAGAAACACCAATTGCAAACGATATGTATTTAGATGTTTCTACTTCAGAACTTTATCAGTACATTGATAACAGTTGGACCATTGTTGGAAAGTTTGCACCAGTAACATATAACGTTAATGAAACTGTTACTTTTATTTCTGGAAGCGCAGATTTTACATATGATATTAATGATATGTTTGGAATAACAGAAACAACTGGAAGTTTTGTTGTACACCATAATATTATTGGAACAACAAACGTTATAGCCTCTGTAATAACTCAGCCAACATTAACTGCTACTGATCTAGATTTTACAATTAAGGCTAAATCTTTGAGCGGAACTACCTGGTCAAATTTATCAGGGGATTATGGCGTAATGATTTCAATTAGCATAGGAGAAGATAACACATCTTCTGCTTCTTAGAATAACTATGTTATAATATTTGTACTATGGCAGCCACAAATATAGGAAGTTCTAAGTATCCGCTAGCAAAAATTCCAGCAATGGCAGATCCAGCCGACATTCAGGTTGCACTTAAATATTATCATTGGGGACAAGAAACAGAGCCAGAAACAACTCCAGCGCCTGCGGGAATTTCTAAATATTTAGATGAACTTGACGGAAGAATTGACACTATTGATACAACAATTAATAATATTATTAATAAAACAATTGTTGATGCTAAAGGTGATTTAATTGTAGGTACTGGAGATAATGCTGTTGACAACTTAACGGCAGGAAGCGATGGATACTATCTTGTCACAGACAGTGGACAAACTACAGGACTAAAATGGCAAGCACTTCCAGCAGCAACAACATCGGTTGCAGGAATTGTTCAACTTAGCGATTCAACCTCTACAACATCAAGCATTCTTGCAGCAACACCAACTGCAGTAAAAGCAGTAGCAGATAATTCATTAGCAAAAACAAAAGGAATCATAACATCTCCATTTGAAAGAATGAATGTTTCTGCAACAGCAGCAACGGGAACTATAAATGTTAACATAAATACATCTTCTGTTTGGTATTATACAAGTAGTGCCACTGGAAACTTCGTAATAAATGTTAGAGGTGACGGAAGTACAACTTTGGACTCCATTATGACAAATGGTGATTCTATTACCGTTGTATTTTTGAATACAAATGGTTCAACACCATACTATAACACTTCTGTTCAAATAGATGGAACAGCAACTGGTGTAACAACAACATGGCAAGGAGGCACAGCACCTTCGTCTGGTAATGCAACGTCTATAGATGCCTATGCGTATAATATTATTAAAACCGCTAGTGCAACATTTACAGTGCTGGCATCCCAGACAAGATTTGCTTAAAATCAAATGCCTATACTATCTTCAATAGCAGGTGCAGCAGCAAAAGCATATGGTTTAATGTCAAGTGCATTGAGATTAATAACTGATAATTTTAATAGAGCAAATGGATCTTTAGGAACAACAAATACTGGACAAACTTGGAGTGCAACCAGGGGAAGTTGGTCAATATCTTCAAACCAAGCAACATCATCAGATTCTGCAAGCACCTATCCAATGGCAACGGTAGATATTAATGCACAAAATGTTGTTGTTTCAGCAGACATAACTGATGGTGGACCAGGATTGGCATTTTGGGTAACTGATGCAAATTCATGGTGGGCAAGTTCAGTAAACTATAGAAATGTTTATACATCTAGTGGATATTATTCTGGAACAACATATCCAGGAACTGTAGCATACTATTCTGGTAGTTTAGTAGCAACTGGATGTGAATACGGATGTTTTACTGGTATTAGTTGTGTAGACTGTGATACCCTGCAGCCAAATGGATCCCCACTTATTTATAGTTGTACAGGTCCAGGAGGAAATGGAAGTTCTGGTGGAGGAAACTGCGGAACATATTTTCCACCAACTTCTGGTGGATGTGGACCAATATCTGGAACAGCAAATTGTAACTTTATAGATACAAGTTATTATACATACTATACTGAATTAAAATTATATAAAAATGTTTCAGGAACAATATCTACAGTTGCAACACAACAACTAAACAGCAACACTTCTGGATATTCTGAGGTAAACTCTGTTAAGGTACAAACATCAAATGATTCTATAACTGTTTCTGGATATTCAAATACTGGACTAACATCACAACTGGGATCTAGTTTAACAAACACTCCATCTAGTCCAACAAAAGGCACAAAGGCTGGAATTATAAAAACACCATCTGAAGCAAATTCAGGTTCTTTATTAGATAATTTTTCCGCACAAGCAAACTAAATAGTATATAATGATTAAATAGGAGAAAAAATGACACAGCCAACACAAGAACAAATAGACGCAATGAGAAAGGTAGCACTCATCATTGATGGTGAAGTTGTTGATATTATTTATACAGATGACAGATTTGCTTCTATTTTGCTAAGCAATCCATTGGGAATTGATGTTACAGAAAGACTGCCAAGCGAATCTATTTTAGTTGGATATCAATATAATTCTCAATCCGACACTTTTAGTGAGTAGTAGTGACTGAAAAAAGTAAATGGCAAATTTGGAAAGAGGCTCAGGCTCAAGTAAAGCCTTGGGATCTTTTAAATTCTGAAAATCATACAACAAAACAAATACAGCAAGAAAGATATGCTATTTGCTTGTCATGTCCAGATTTAATTCAGTCTACAAAAACTTGTAAACTTTGCGGATGTTTTATGAATCAAAAAACAAAGTTAAAAATGTCATCTTGTCCAGCAGGAAGGTGGGGGTCAGTAAATGAATAAAGTATTTCATTGTGATGGAAAGTCAAGAGTATATGAAAACTTTTTAACTGAAGAAGAATGCGTTGAACTTTATAATTTTATGCATAACTTTCCTTATGATAAATTACAAGAGTATAAGGTAGCAAGATATTTTAATAAAAGACAAATAAGTAGAAGACAAATGCAAGATCAGCCAGGTTTTGAAAATGTAATGGATTCTATACAGCCAACATTAGATAAAATTAATACTAGACTAAAAGAAATTTTAAATGAAGATGATCAAGAAGCCGACTGGAATATAGGCGAATATATTTTAATGAGAGTCTTTAAAGATGGAATACCAGAAGACTATGCTAGAAATAAAGATGAAGGCATGTTCCTGCATGTAGATAACCATGACTGGATGGAAGGAAAAGTTTTTTGGGGTGTAGTGGTTTATTTAAATGATGACTATGTAGGTGGAGAACTTTATTATCCAGAATATGATCATTATTATAAGCCAAAAAGAAAAGACTTAATAATGCATGTCGGAGATATTATCCACGGGGTTAAGGAAGTAACTGAAGGAACAAGATATGCAGCAACAGTATTGGTTAGGATAAAGGGAAGATATAATGAAAAGCCTTTACCATTAAAAGAAGATGATACAGATGGAAGATATTTATATCCACCAGGATACTGGGGAAAAAGAATGCCAGATGACCCTATTCAAGGAGATATAAAAATTCCTAGATCAGATGGAACATTTGCAGAATATAATCCAAACCCAACACTATATATTCCAAAGATTTAGTATCTTTCCATCCACTCTTTGGTTTTCCAGGTGATACCTTTCCAGGCTGACCAGTCTTTTCCACCATCACTCATATAGTAAGCGATTTCTGCATTTCTAACTGGATCAAACAAGTCTTCATTTGACTTTAGATTAAACTTGTATCTTCTTTGTTCACCCATTTCTCCAAGCATGTTTATTTGAAATAGACCATAAGAATTATCTCCAGTTTTTCTATTTGGATTCCAAGAATTAGGAGTTCCCATAGATTCTTTCATTACCGTTGCCCAAGCAACTTTAAGAGAATATCCTTCAAACCCAACAGACTTTAATATCTTAACTAGTTCATCTTTTTCAAGAGGGGTTCCATATTTATATTTTTTGTTAGTTTTATTATTTTCCTCCTTAGAAACGGAAAAAACCGCTTTCGCGGTCAGGTCTGCGTCATAGACGGAATTATAACTTAAATTATTTTCAGCATTAGCAGCAGAGTTAGCAAAAAATGCTATTGCTGCAACTCCTGAGAGTACGCCAATCATTGCCGATTTATTCATGATCGTTTCCTCCTTAGAAAACAAAACACCATTTTTTGATGGTGTTACTCACCAGTATAGCATGGAATTTTATTTTTTGTCAACTT